CTACGGGAGCTACAGGCCCGCAAGGAGCAACAGGATTGACTGGTGCTGGTGGAGCTTCTGGATTTTACGGATCATATTTCAGCAATGTAGATCAAACTGCTGCCGCGACCAATACTGCATATGCAATGACAGTAAATAATGTCATCGGAGAAAATGGCATTTCTGTTGTTAGTGGATCGCAAATTACTTTTACAAGTCCGGGGACATACGACATCCAATTCTCTGCTCAATTGCATAACAATGGCGGTGGAGGTGGTGGAAATACTGTTCAGATTTGGTTCCGTAAAAATGGAACTGATATTCCAGATTCTGCCACAAGAGTTGCCGTCCCAACAAATACTCCTTATGTGGTAGCGGCATGGGACTTCATGGATAATTTTGCTGCTGGAGACAATTTCCAGATCATGTGGTCAACTGACAATACTAATATCGGTATTGACCACAATACAGCAGTTGCTCCAGCACCAAATATTCCATCTGTAATTATTTCAGTAATGCAAGTAATGTATAACCAGCTTGGGCCTCAAGGCGCAACTGGACTTACAGGTGCGACAGGCATCCAAGGCAGCACAGGAGCAACTGGAGCAACAGGTGCTACTGGCCCATTAACAAAATCCCTTGTTCGCTTTACAGGGCCAAAAGACAACCAACCTCCCGCCACAAACTTTGCAACTCTGGATACCCGCAATAGTATTGCTGTATTGGATTTTGACGATACTACAGATGAGTCTGCAATTTTTGTTTCCGTATGCCCACAAGGTGCAAACCTCGCAAGCGGTCTTTCAATTCGATTGATTTGGACGGCCACAACTGCTACATCTGGAGCTTGTGTGTGGGATGCCTCGCTTGAGCGCATGACCACTGATATTGATACGGACTCATTCGATACCGCTGCCAGCGTGACAGCGACCACGAACGCAACAAGTGGCGTTCCAAACTATTCCACGATTACGCTTACAACAATTGACTCACTCGCAGTAGGAGATGGTTTCCGCTTGAAGATCAATCGTGATGCTAATAACGCAAGTGATACAATGGTTGGCGATGCCGAGTTGATCGCCGTGGAAGTCCAACAAGTTGCTTGATTTTATGGCTTATTCATTAGGAACAAACAAGAATTTAACAACCGCATCATCGCCAGTTGTAGCTGCCCCACTCACCATTGCTGCATGGTTTTACAATCCTGCCTCAACGGATGGAAACATTTTTGGCGTTCTTGACCTTTTGAATAGTCATGGTTTTTTTATGTATGTGGGATCTGATAACAGATTGTCTGGCTTCATAAAGGATGTTTCTGGCACTACTACTTGGCCGGCAACAACAAGCACTTCAGCAAACACATGGAGTCACGCCTGCGCTGTGTTCACAAATACGACATCAAGAACTATCTATTTAAATGGAGGATCATCGGCAACGAATACCTCAAATAGAACAGGAGCAACGCCAACTAAAGTGGTGATTGGCTCCATCTCCTTTTCTGTTGCGCGTGCTGCAGAATGCGGCATCTGGAACGCCGCCCTCACTGCCGCTGAAATCGCCTCTCTCGCCAAAGGCATGACCTGCGACAAAATCCGCCCGCAGAATCTCGTCTTCTACGCCCCGCTCGTCCGCGATCTGATCGACCAAAAAGGCGGTCTCACGATCACCAACAACAACGGCGCAACAGTAGCAGCCCACCCAAGAGTATATGCCTAATTATTTCAACAATACTACATTTGATCGTAAGGATATTGACCAAGAATTGATTGATCTTTGGGTATCTGCAGACAACCCTAAACTTGGTGAATATACACTTACTCCACCACAACCCGAACCAGATGCAATTTGGGGGCCTGGATATTGGATTATTCCTCCTCCTCCAACATATACAGCAAATGCTTGGTTAGAGAAAGAAGGTTACGGGCCAACTCAATTAGTCACGCTACTTGACTTAACAGCACAACTTCAAGCGGCAGGAAAATCATCTGCTAAACTAAACGCAGTTAAAGCGTGGACAAACCAAATTCTTGCAGAATATGTGAATAACGCAGAACCTAAAGCTGATTGGGGATATGCTCCATTTGGATTTAACGAGACTGTAACAGAAGCATATAATGAGCTTGCCATATAAACAGAAACTAATAAATTAAATTTATGGGGCTAACATTCAATCCATTTACAGGTAAGTTAGATTATACTGGGAATGCTGGTCTTGGAGCTACAGGAGCCACAGGCCCGTCTGGCGGCCCCATAGGAGCTACAGGCGCAACTGGTGAAGGATCGACAGGTGCAACTGGTGTAGGATCGACTGGAGCTACTGGATTAGTTGGATCAACTGGTGTTGAAGGCGCAACTGGTTTGACTGGAGCAACAGGAACTCAAGGTATAATCGGAGCAACTGGCCCACAAGGAGTTCAAGGAATTCAAGGCCCAGAAGGATCAACTGGAGCCACAGGTCTTATTGGATCACAAGGCAGCACAGGGGCTACAGGTATACAGGGAGATGTGGGATCAACAGGAGCAACTGGAGTTGCAGGTAATAATGGGGTTACTGGATCGACAGGCGCAACAGGATTAACTGGCTCAACTGGATTAGATGGCAGCACGGGTGCTACTGGTGTCGGCTCTGCGGGAGCAACAGGAGCTACAGGCCCAGCGGGGACGATTCCAGTAAATGTAGTTCAGAACAACCAAACTGACGCAACTCCAGTCAATACTCTTCGCGCTATTACTCAAGCAGAGTATGACGCCATTTCTCCGAAAGACCCAAATACGATCTACTTCATTAAACCATAATGTCTACATATATTAAAGCATATCTTGGGACGCAGCCATTATTCACATCAGATGCTTCGACATGGGTTCGTCCTGCTGATTGGTTAAATCTTCCTACCGCTTCAGCAAATACTGTTAGAGGATTACACGCAGTATTTAATAATACTACGAACTTTGCTACTGTTCGTATGCAGACATCGAATGGTGCGGCTTATACGATTGACTGGGGTGATGGTATTGTTGAGTCCGCTGCAAGTAATACAATAATGCAGCACAATTATGTGTGGAGCAATGTTTCTTCCGCAACGATTACCTCTGGCGGGTATCGTCAAGCACTCGTAACGATAACGCCTCCATCTGGAGCAACATTCAGCTACGCTAACTTTGGTGATAAATATTCATCTGGAGTAACAATTCCTGCCACTACTCGATTTTCTTCTGGGTGGTTGGACATGAATATCAACCTTCCAAATCTAACTTCTGGTCAAAGGCTATTGATTGGCTCAACTGGTATTAGGCACGGTTTCCTTGAAAGAGTAAACATTACTTCTTGGGGTGCTATTACTAATATAGCTAATATGTTTAATTCTTGCACGGGATTGCGAGAAATAAATTCAGCACAATGGAATACTGCCACAATCACGGACATGAGTTCAATGTTTTTTGAGTGTTGGGGGCTGCAAGTTCTGGATGCAAGCACATGGAATACTGCGTTAGTAACAACGATGAACTCGATGTTCAGGTCTTGCTATTCTTTAATTGAAATTAAATGCTCTGCATGGAATACAATAGCATTGCAGAATCTAGGATTTTTTTGCTTCGATTGTCGTGCGCTTTCACGCATTGATGTTTCTGCATGGAACACGGCAAATGTCACAACGCTTCAATTTGCATTCAATTCATGTGGAGCATTGCCAGAACTTTCTATTGGAAGCTGGACACTCACCAATCTCACAAATGCTCTTGGCGTTGTTCGTGACTGCTGGAATCTGCGCGATACGAATATCACAACGCTATCTCTGCCAGCAGCAACGAACATGAATCAGATGTTTGAGTTCTGCTTCAGCCTGCCAACGATTGGAACCATCAATGTTCCATCAGGCGCAAGCACAACTGCTCTTTGCTCTGGCGCACAATCTCTCAAATCTGCAGGATTTATCGGCATCAACTCATCAACGAGCTTCGCAAATTGTATGCTATCTGGGCCAGAACTCGACGCCATCTATACTGGACTATCCGCAACTGGAGCAGGAAAGACGATTACTGTTACGGGAAACTTTGGAACAGCAACGCACAATCCAAGTATTGCCACCGCCAAGGGCTGGACTGTGACAACCTAATCTTATGGAAGACACATCTGGATTCTACAAATTGGATGGAGAAGAACTTCTGTTCGCTCCAAATGGCGTTTACAATCAAAACTTCACTCTTCTGCGCGAGGAAAAAGATTCTCATACATATCCCGTAGATGGGTGGGAATGGTTCAATTCTCAAGAAGAAGCTGAAGAAAAATTGAAGTAATGCCAATTAAACTCGGAACATCTTCGCTTTCTCCAGTTACATCAGATATTGCACAATACGCAACTGATCGACTGCCGATTTCTGCGGATAATGGAGAGTTTATTTATTGTCCAGATGGCAACGGATACAGCATTCCAAATTCGACTGTAATCACAGGCGCATATGGCTATCGCAAAGATGGAGCGTGGAAGAGGACAGACAATACCAATCTCGTTGCAAATGCTGGATCACTATGGAGTGGAGCCTTTGCACAATTCGATCCTACCGCTGCTGGCAACGGGCCGTTCAATCCCACAATAATTTCTGATACTACTGCTGGAGGAGTTCGTAGGCGTCAGATTTACATAGACATTACCTTTGCTGGACTGACATTTAATATCTACATCATCTATCGTGTTCCAACCAGCACTCCACCAGTAGGAGGATTCCCGTGCTTGTTTACGGCATCGGGATGGCAGCAAGGGCCGCAAGAATTTCCATCATATAACACGGCTGGATGGGCTACATTTGGTTTTGATTACGCTGGTCAGAAAGATGATGGATCGCCATGCACGAATTATCCTAGTGCGTTAGCGTACGGGAGGCATCTTACATCGCAGGGCGGATACCAAATCAATACAACATTGCAAGATGGAAGTCAGATTTCCGATCCTCGGCAGACAAGTGAATATCTGTGGCATTCAGTAATGCGTAGGGCTTTTGAGTTTCTTGTTACCCAGCCAGAGATCAATGTTAATCAAATCGGAATGCGTGGGCATAGCTACGGAGGGACGATTGCGTGGAATATGGCTATGGAGCCTCGGATGAAAGCTATCGTATCCTACTTCGGAAATGGATGGACTACATACTACCGAGATAAACTTCTTTGGAAATACCAAATACCATCTACATCATATCCAGCTTGGTTGTCTGGTGAGAAAATTTATCTAAATGCACCAACCTCCGAAGCAATGGCAAAATATGCAAGAGTTCCAATTTTGCTTATCAACGGATCGGCGGATCATCATGGAGGACATGATAGGGTAGACGATACTTTCGACAAGATATCACCGGGAGTTCCTTGGGATTTCTCGCATGACGCGAACAAAGGACACAATGTATCTATCAATGTAGGCAACGAACTTCTCTGGCTAAACAAGTATGTTCTTGGTTCTGCTATTGCTTGGCCGAAGCGTCCCGGATCGTGGTTGTCAAAGGTATCTGGAACCTGCCAATTCAATGTTCAACCAGACACAACGCTTCCAATTTCTTCTGTTGAGTTTTGGAAATCCGAAGTTCAGCCGTTCAATGTAGATCGCGTTTGGTCTAGTGTAACAACGACTAATGATGGGCGCACTTGGATTGGCTCGATGCCAGTAGCGGATAATAGCAAATATCTATTTGCATATGCCAATATTATCTATACAAATGGTGTCGTCACATCCACAAGATTTAATGCTGTAATACCAAATACTCTAAACTAATTATGAACTCCGATAGTGGATTATCAACTGGAACAGGATATATTGGCACGATTTACAGCGTGTTTGCAGTAATGATTTCTATGTTACCTGAGTTAGATATTTGGTTCCGAATCTTGGCTTCTGCTAGTGCGATTATTGCGGCATGGGTTTCGATCTATGTCATGCTCGCAAAGCTGAACAGAGATAAACGAAAATGAAACTATCGTTAACGATAATCGCGGCGATACTACTTTCCTCCTGCGTAAATATACCGATACCGCCGATTGGAAAAGATCAAGGCAAACTTGGTTCAGTCCAACTCAAATTGGCGGTATCGTATATTCCGCTAGTAAAACCACAGAACAAAACAGAAACAGAGAAAGAAGACCCGAATGTAAAATATGCATTTGAGCAATTCTCTAAAACCATAAAAGACAAATGAAAATCGTAAACATCCTATTGCAGCGCCTGTCCGAGAATTCGACATGGCGTGGTATCATCCTCGTAGCAACTGCTCTTGGAGTTAAACTTGACCCAGAGTTGCAGAACCAAATCTTGGCCGCAGGGCTAGGGCTGGTCGGACTCATCAATGTCCTTCGTAAAGGCAAATGACTAGAGCCGAGATAGAGAGTATGCAATCCCGTATTGGCGTTACGCCAGACGGGTGGTGGGGGCCAAAGAGTATGGCTGCTCTAAAGAAGCACCTTGCTGTCATGTCTCCCAATCCTCCTATCTCACCAAAGCCTAGCACGAAAGCCTGCACGGAGTTCTTCGGCAAGCCGGGGCAAGTCCCTATCGTCCGAATCAATGCTCCATACAAGATGTATCTGTATGACGGGCCAGAAACGATCAGCGGGATTCCTATCCACGCCAAGTGCGCCGAAAGCCTAATTGAAATCTTTGAGGATTTGTTAGACATCTACATGACTCCAGATTCAAGGAGCGCGGCTGGTATCGACAAGTTCTTCGGAAGCTATGTAAACCGACCACAGCGCGGAGGATCAGAGCCAAGTAAACACGCATGGGCAGCGGCAATCGACCTAGATGCCAGCAACAATGGTCTGCACACAGTCTGGCCTACAAGATCGCGGATGCCACTACAGGTAATCGAGGTCTTCGCACAGCATGGATGGATAAATCTTGGAGCAGTTATTGGAAGAGATGCTATGCACTACCAATATACCCAATGAAACAATTTGACTTGAGCAACGATTATCGTTACCGATAAAAGACTATGGGCAATTCCTGCAATGAAACAATTATAGTTGCGTCTTATGCAAGATCAGCAAAGGCGAGTGCCGAAAGCGCAGCGCATTCAGCTTGCTTGGCTCAACAAGCAATTGGCGCATCAGGAGCTACAGGAGCTACGGGGATCGGAGCCACAGGAGCTACGGGATTAACGGGTTCTACAGGGCCATCTGGAGGGCCAACTGGTGCTACGGGTGCTACAGGCGAGGGAGCTACTGGTGCTACAGGATTGTCTGGAATTAATGGGACTACAGGGGCAACTGGTCTTCGCGGGTCTACTGGCTCAACTGGGCCTACTGGAATTACGGGGGATGATGGAGCTACTGGGGCTACTGGATTCCACGGCGCGACTGGTGCAACGGGCATTGGAGCCACAGGCCCAATTGGCCCAGAGGGAGCTACAGGAATGGTTGGCCCTCGCGGAGCAACAGGATTGACTGGCCCAATGGGAGCAAGCGGTTCTGGAGCTACAGGATCAAGTGGAGTGCAGGGCGCAACAGGATCGACTGGCCCTGCTGGTGCTACTGGAGCAGGATCGACAGGAGCGACTGGGTCTTCTGGCCCTCAAGGCGCAACTGGAGCAACCGGCAACGCTGGCGCAACTGGAGCAGGAAGCACGGGAGCTACAGGAATACAAGGCTTAACAGGCGCGACAGGGGTTGCTGGAGGTCAGGGTTCCACGGGAGCAACAGGCGTTCAAGGTATACAAGGAATCAATGGAAGCACAGGAGCTACTGGCTCCACGGGCTCTACAGGATTAACTGGGTCACAAGGAGCGACTGGTGCTACGGGAGCAACTGGAATTGGAACTCAAGGTTCGACTGGAGCTACTGGAAGTACTGGGGCTACAGGGCCACAAGGAGCTACTGGGGTTATCCCGCCATCAAACGCTGGAAATGTTTGGACATTTACAGGAGATGGATCAACAACTACTTGGACATTGACTGGAAATACAAGCGGAAGTCTTGTTTCTGCAAACTATCTTGTTGCGGCTGATGGTGTACTTCAAGCTCCAGCAAACTATACAATAAACAATGTCTCTCCAAGAACGCTGACAATTTCAACTGTTCCAAGCGGCAGTATACTTGTTGTAGTTTCTCTTTCTACAGCATAAAAACATTTGACTAAACCTAAACTATCGTTAACGATAAAACTATGAGTTGCGGAAATAACAGAAATTCAAGATGCAATCCGTGCGGCCCAAGTGAGTCTGCGATGAACTCGATTGCTGATCGTGCAGCTTACTACGCTAGGCTTGCTAATGAGTGCGCTAATTCCGCGTGTTTCCAATTAGAGGAAAGCGGGAATCGTCGTTGGGCATACATAGGAGATGGAATACAAACAAACTTTATTATTGATGGGGCTGGATCAATAAATTCCGCATCTTATATTGTAGCAATTGATGGAGTCCTGCAAGACCCAGACAATTATACCATAACATCTGGAACTCCATTCGTTCTTGTAATGTCGGTTCCAGTTCCCGCTGGATCAGAAATCGTAATAGTAGTAATAAAAGGTATAACTGGAGCAACCGGAATCCATGGCGCAACTGGCCCACAAGGAGCTACTGGCCCAAGTGGAGGGCCAACTGGAGCGACTGGACTTACAGGTTTGCAAGGTTCTACAGGAGCAACTGGAATTGCAGGAATTAATGGAGCAACAGGAGCTACTGGTATCGGAATCCAAGGAGCAACTGGCCCACAAGGAGCTACTGGTATCGGAGCAACTGGTTCTGCTGGGCCTGCTGGTTCTACTGGGCCAATTGGCCCACAAGGGAATGCTGGCCCAATTGGTGGGCAACGCTGGGCATATGCTGGCAATAATGACACTAATTTTGATATTACTGGTAACACAACAACTAATCCTCTTGGATATTTGGTTTGCATTGATGGTGTAGTTCAAGACCCAGTTAATTATTACATCACTGGAAACACGCTTACTACTACATCGTCTGTTCCAATTAGTTCACAAATTGTCATCATTTCTTTGAATGGCATACAAGGCGCGACTGGGCCAAGTGGAGGCGCGACTGGGGCAACTGGAGCCACGGGTGTTGGAACTCAAGGTGCAACTGGAGTCGGAGCGCAAGGAAGCACAGGTGCAACTGGAGTTGGAACGCAAGGCAGCACGGGCGCAACAGGTGTATTGCCACCAACAAATTTTGGTAGTGCATGGGTATATACAGGAGATGGAATTCAAACAGTATTTGCAATTACTGGGGGATTAAGTATTTTGTCAGCAGCATACTTGGTTCATGTAGATGGCATTTACCAAAAATCAACAAATTATACAATTGACAATGTAATCCCAAGAACATTAACTTTCTCGACACCTATACCATCTGGATCAGAAATAACAATCGTATCACTATCAGTAGCCTAAAAATCAAACTAAACAACTAAAATAGAAAACTAAAATTATGCCACTAACTAAAGCAACAACTAATGTAATTAATCTTGACAAAGATACCATTGTAAATGGAGCTACTGTAGGAAGGGGTGGTGGCAATGTATCTACGAATACTGCGCTTGGCATTACTGCGCTTGGCGCAAACACAACTGGAAGCAGCAACACAGCAGTTGGATCAGCCGCATTAACTTTAAACACAACTGGCGAAAACAACACCGCAGTTGGAGTTGCTGCATTGTATTCCAACACAACTGGAGTCAGCAACACGGCAGTTGGCGAAGATGCACTTCGCTTAAACACAATTGGACTCAACAACACCGCAGTTGGAGTTGCTGCATTGTATTCCAACACAACTGGATTATCTAACACGGCACTTGGTTTTCAGTCTCTTTACAGCAATACAATAGGACAAGTAAATATAGCAGTTGGACAAAATGCACTTTTAAACAACACAACTGGATCAGACAACACGGCAGTTGGTGGAGATGCACTTGATTCTAACACAACTGGCATTAGAAATACCGCAGTTGGACGAGAAGCACTATCAACTTTGGTAAATTACACCAATTGCGGTGGTTTTGGATACAATGCTCAAGTTTCTGGAAACAACCAAATCCGTATTGGTGACACCAATATTACAAGTGTTACCTGCCAAACGAATGCTTGGTCTGACGAGCGAGATAAAGCTGATATTCGCAATACTGTTCTTGGTCTTGATTTCATCAAAGAACTTCGTCCTGTTGATTACAAGTGGGACTACCGCGAAGATTATCGTCCAGAAGCTCCTGCCTCTGTAAGTAAACCAGCAGAACTTAAAGAAGATGCTTCCGCAGAGGAAAAAGCTAAATACGCTCAAGAACTTGCTGAATACAATGCTTACAAAGTTAATCTTGATAAATGGCTTGAAGATTCCAAGTGGTCTAACCTTGTTCACGATGGCACTCACAAGCGCACTCGTTTCCATCATGGTTTGATTGCCCAAGAGGTAAAGGCTGTTATTCAAAAAACTGGAGTTGATTTTGGTGGATTCCAAGATCACACAATCAAAGGTGGCGATGCCGTAATGACGATTGGTTACACCGAATTGATTGGGCCACTTATCAAAGCAGTTCAAGAACTCTCTGCTAAAGTAGCTGAATTGGAAGCTAAATAATATTATGAGCCTTTGCACTCCATGCCCACCATGCGATTCAGAGTATCCATTGCTTTGCGAACCGCTTGAGACAACCGCTAATGGTAAACGATTGGTAGTAGAAGACTCTGCTGCTTGTCAGAAGACGATTCAGACTCCAGTTGCCCAACAAGTCTTGAAGGCTGATGGTGCTGGTAATCTAACTTGGACTAATGGAGCTAACAATACTGTCCTAGCTAAATCATCTACTGGGATTGTGGAGTTTGATAAAGTGCAAACGGCCTACATTGCCGATAGCGCAATAACTACAGCAAAGATAAATGATTTGGCGGTTGTTGATGCAAAGATAGCAAACGCTACAATTTCATACGGAAAACTTAATCTTGCTGATGGATCAATACCCGGAACAAAGATTTCTGATAAGGCAATAACAAACGCAAAACTCCGCGACTCTGCCGCCCTTTCTGTTATCGGAAGAAGCGCAAACTCAACTGGAGAACCAGCCGATATTGTTGCTGGTGCAGACGGGCGATTTCTTCGCAGGATAAGTAGTGTGCTTGGATTCGGAGCGATTACATCAGACGATCTTCCTACTGGAACTGTGCTGAATGCAAAGTTCTACGAGTCATCTACGGAATATGTAATTACTGATGTCATTCCATTTGATAATTCAACCCCTCAAAATGGAGAAGGTCAGCAGATTATTTCTGGAAGTATTACTCCAACTAAAACTACATCTAAAATCCTTGGTATTGTTTCACTCAACGGAGACGCTTCTTCAACAAGTGTTCAAACTGTTATTGCTGCATTTAGGGGAAGCGTAGCAGGGGCAATTGATGCAACATGGGTAAGATACATTTCATATTCATCATTAGTTGCATTTCAATTTATTGATACGCCAAATACTACATCTGCAACAACATATTCTATACGAGGCGGGCCTGATTCGGGAACACTTTATATCAATAGGACAAATAGCGGATCAATATTAAGTGGTGCAAACAAAATTTCGCTAACGCTACTTGAAATTAATCCTAGCTAATGCCAGCAGATGGATCAGTCTTTGATGGATTCACAAGTATCGTAGCGCAAGACGCAGATACCCATCCATCATACTTGCCTCCGACAATGGTGGCAGAGTCTGTTAATCGAACATTTAGAGGTGGGATTAACAGGACAAGACCAAGTATTCGGAATATCCTAATAGTTGCAGGGGAAGGTCAACCATCGACTATCGTTAACGATATTCAGAATGGTAGCTTTCAAGGTTCATATCCATATCGGGCGACGAACCTAGATACGAACGATGGGATACTTCTATCAGTATCTGGGGTGATCTACTTCTTGAAGATAGTAAACAACCTAGCATACGCTTACAAGATCATCGGAGGGAACGACCCCGGCATGATGCACACATGGTTCGTGCAAGCCGAGGATCGAGTGTATATCCAAAACGGGTATCAGAATGCCATTGCGTGGGATGGAGACTTGAGCGTTCCAGCATACAGGCTCAACCCATATCTCAAGAAGATGCCGATTGGGACTATCATGGAATATGCTTTCGGGCGAGTATTCGTAGCTGATAGGCTTAACCAAATATACGCCTCTGACATCATATACGGAAACGGATTTACAGATACCAAGAATACCGAGAACTTCACAGAGATCGGATACTGGGCAGAGGGTGGGGCATTCTCCACTCCATCAATGATGGGGAATATTACTGGCATGAAAGTAATGCCACAGATTGGAACCAACCTCCGCGCCCAAGGTATGCTAGTAGTCTTGACTGCTAATGGAGCATTCGCAATGGATGTAAGCATCCCAAGAGCGCAATGGGCAACAACCAATATCCAGACGATCAGCTTGCTTGGTCGCGGATGCGTGTCTCCATATACAGCTTTAGCCAACTCTGAGCTTTGGTTTAGATCGCACGATGGTTGGGCATTCTATTCTAATAGCCAATCTGAATTTGCCAGATACTTCTCGCTTCGTAAACTATCTAGGGAAGTGAACAAGTGGGTATCAAATGATACTCCTTGGTTAAAGCAATTCGCTTCTACTGTGTTCTTCGACAACTATCTGATCAGCACAGTAGCACCAGAAACTTATCGAGCGGCAGGAGTAGAAGGACTCAATAGGTATCATCGCGGAATGGTTGTGCTTGACCTTGACCAATCCTCCTCACCATCGCCTGACGCACAGCTTTCTTTTCGCTGGAATGGCATCTGGACGGGCTTTAGGCCAACTCAACTACTCTCTGCATTGATCTCAGGGCAGAAGCGAGGATTTGGATTCTCATTCGATAACGATAATAAGAATCGTTTGTATGAGTTCACCAATGCTACGGGAAGTGATTTCGGCCCGAATGGAACTAAACAGATCGAATCCTTCTTCACATCAGGCAGGTATGACTTCGCACAAAGCGGGGCATCGAACAAGTTCTTGAGGAAACGAATTACTGGTGGCGAAATGTGGCTATCTGAAATTAATGGAGAAGTCACAAGCACGGCAGAGTTCAGACCAGACTCCTACCCATGTTGGAGCGAGCTTAAAGTTCCTACTACCTATGGGTGTAATCCATGCTCACCAGCTTTAAAAACCCCATGCAATCCAAGGCGAGGTGGAGATACCTATAAAAGATACAAATTTAACTCACCTGACCCGTCTGAATGTAACTCTATTTCTGATATACCTGTAATTGAAGGAAGTGAGTTCCAGCTAAAGATTAACTTGACAGGGGCGGCTACTGTAGACAGAGTAAGAATAATGGCAAACATTAAGAATTTGGAAGACTCTCCGATTGGTGACTGCCCAGAAAACGATCAAGAGTGTCCAGACATTAACTGCTGTCCAGAAAGATATTACGACTACTCAATCAATGGATAATCAATCTTCTAGTCCAGCTTTAATTTTTCCGAATGTCCCAATCGACTTTTGTCCTACTGGCAATTGGTCTGAAATACTTCAAGAGTTCATTGATGTTGTTCTAGTCAATGGAACGATCAATGTTCCCGGCCTTGGTGATGTTACTCCACAGCAGATCGCTCAAATCGAAGAAGATTTGGCTGACCAGCAGAATCAGATTGATGCTCTTGAAGCACAGGATATAGCTCTTGATCTTCGTATTGATGCATTGGAAGCCAATCCAGTAGTCAAAGTAAGATACGGAACTATTACTGGAGTTGTTACTGGCGATTCAGTTAGAACAGTAACATTCGCGGCACTTCCTTCTACATCGTATGGGGTATCTATAACTCCTATCTGCGATGCAACAATTGGAGTGTCTGCTACACCATTGTTCGCTTTGGTTGATGCTAGTAAAACAACTACAGGATTCTCTATCCGTATTGAAAATAACATTTCTCAAATAACAAGTATTGATTGGATGGCAATCCATACTTCGTGAAACTAAATGCCATCACAAAACAAAATAATAATATGACACCACTAAAAGGAACTGATCCTAAACTCGTCAGCGGCGGAGCTTCCACTCGCGGAACCATCCGTGAAGGTATGGGCAATATGCCTAACCTCGGAGCTAAGAAGCCTACTCCCTTCTCTAGCAAGCCTCTCCCTACTGTTGGCAAAATGGTCAACCAGTTCGGCGGCCCCCAGTAATTATCGTTAACGATAATGGGTGACACCCTAAAAGAAATGGCAGAACTCGTTAAGGGTTTTGTCGGAGATAGTGGCGTCTGTTCTGATGAGAGGGCTTACAAAGCAATCAAT